GTCCATCTCCACGGTGATCTTGCGATCTCCGTGAAGGAGATCAAAAGATCTCCACACGGCTAGCCACTACGGCTAGCCGCCCCTGCTATCAAATAGCAGAGGCCCACCTGAGTTTGATGCCGACGACATCAGGACGTCCAAAACGTTCCAGGTGATCTTCGTCTGCAAAAGGCTCTCGCCCTTGCTTCAGAAAGAATTTCTGGAGAGCAGGTACATCATCCAGATGCGAATCTGGAGGACGGCTGACGGTCACAAATCCCCTAACCAAAGGGATTTGATAACGCCCGCCAATTTTCTCAGCTTGGTAGCCGAGAAAACTGTGCCTGCCCAAAACGGGACTGGATGGTAGAACTGTGGGGAAGGGAATCAATTTCTCGATTCTACAGTCCAACCATTTGACAGTTTTCCACATGCCTCTTTGATAGAAGCGGTTGCGTAAAGCAACAGTGGAAACCAGTTCCGTCACGTCTTTCCGCGTTGTGGGAAGGAGTTGTTTGACTCGAGCCGGTGTTACATCGACTCCATCATAATACTCCCCACCACAAGACTCTCTGAACTTTCCAGTCCAGAAAGATTTATCTCTGTTTACTCGAAGACCAAAATCTTCAAGGACCGAGATCACGGAATGCACATAGTCCACGGGGACGACGATGTCATCCCCATAAACACGCACACGGGAACGCAAGAGAACGATGTCCCTGTGTCCCAACCGGTGCTTGAGCTCTCGCTCTATTCCCATGAAAACCAAGGTCGCAAAGACCATGGCTTCAAATGGGAAACAGAGAGCTGAACCCATAGACGCGAACTTGGCAAGTCTAACAACCTTGCCATTCACATCAGCCTTCCGCGAGCGCGAAGCGTCGACCCCTTCTGCTAAGTTGGGGACGTACTTCAACATCTCACGTACGAGCTGATTCGAGACACGATCGGAAGCTTCACTAAGATCTAGTGTCGCCAGGCTACCCGAGAAGGAGCCTTCCAAGGCCATACGCTGATTAGGCGTTTGGTCTGAGAATCCGACAATCCCGAAAGTCAAGTTATCCCGTCCGTTAAGACGGGGACTTTCGAGATACTCGACAATCGGTCGCAAGAGGGCCTGCTGCATGTATTGCATTGCAGTAGGCTCAATTGCTATGATTCGAGGAGTCTTGAGCGTTTTAGGAACCGTGATCACCCGAGAGGGGCGCTCACGTCCAGGTTCAAGGAAGTCTACCCGATCGAGATATGTGTAATATCTCCAGTTAGGAAGGACATACTCCCCATAAGGGAAGATGGACTCCAATCTGCTGGGCCACTCAACTTGATTGTACTTAGAGTTACCTCTAAGACGATCAGCTGTGGCCCCAGGACCGTGCTTTGGTATGAGTTCCAGATTGTAGACACATTCGTCAACTTTCTGGAGAATTTCACCCCAAAGGAGCTGAGATACACGAGAGAAATCTTCTAACATCGAAGACGTTCTCGAGGCATCAAAGCGACGGACTTCCTGTTCACACTTGAAATACCCGTCAATCGCTGAGGCGACGCGCTCGTCAGAGCACGGAATCTCAACCTTCTTATGCAGCAGACAAGTCTGCCGCACTGCGAAGATAGCATCGATTGACGGATGTTCAAGCAAGCAACCAGATTTGCGATCGAAGATCAGCTCCAGAAACCCACCCATGAAGATGGGGAGTTTCCCACGTTTCCTATAACCTAGGAATGTGTCAGGGAGCACCACTCCTCGTTCTAGACCTTTTTCGAGGTCCGCGGCGAATTGTGGTAGGGTTATCGTAAGAAACGATAACCCCTCAGTCTCCGATCGAGCCGTGATTCTTTTGGAATCACGGTCTGTGCTAGTGCAGCACCAGGTTCCCAGCTCGCTGAGAACCTCGATCGAAAGCAACATCAGGCCGCGATGATCTTTTGAGATCAACGTTCTACTCCTATCAAGGTGGTAGAAACCGTAGCCATGTTGTGTCACCCCAGTAGAAAGAAATCTACCAACCACTCCTCAAAAGCACGGACGGGGCAATTGCCCAAACGCCGAAGCTTGAAGAAGAGGATCAGGGCTGCGATGATCGAATACGAGAGAATAATCTCAAGATTCGCCATTGAGCAGCTTGATGAGGTTGGCATTCGAAGAGGCCGTCAGCCAGGCTACAAACCCGGTGATGACGTCCTTCTGCTCCGTGACCGTGTATCCCGTTTCAGGAACATCTGCAACGATGTAAAAACTCATCGAGACAGGTGCGTTCTGAGCGGGGAACAGGGGATCAGGAACAACCTTCGAATGATCGAGACGGCTAGTGCGTCGAATACGCTTATTCCCATAAGCGTGCTTCGAGCTCAGTTGAACAGTGCGGTCATCCTTTTTAAAGGCGCCCGCATTGTCTCCCGAGGAGGTCCGATTAAGGACCTGCGCGACCGTAGCGATTGTGATTGTCTGAGGATCTGAGTACATGGCATGCTTTCTGTTTGGCCCCTCACAGGATAGTGAGGGGGGCGTGTAGTGCGAACTTGTTACTACAAGCTCTTCGGCGCTCGGGAAATACCGAGTGCCGCGAGGATGGCCCACTGAGAATCCGAAAGGGATCCCAGGTTAAAGCCAAACCCGTAGGGCGTTGCCTTGCGCCTGACTTTCAAAGTGGTTTCGAAGGTCTGCGTAAGTGTAACAGGAGTCATCTTATTACCGATGCTCACGTTACCAGTCCACGTGTACTCTTTACGTACGGTTTCCCGATACATAATGTACCCGTGGCGCAACACAAGCCCGTCGTTACTGAAACGAGATATGTTAGACATGACGTCTCCCACATTCGCGAAGTAATCGACAAGCCAACTCCAAGGAGCCAATTCCCACAACAACTCGGGCGTGAGCTCGAGTCCAAGTAGTAAGCGGGCCTTTTGAGCCGTTGCCGCCACACGATCTCTTGTCTTGTCAGACAAGTAGTAAGTGTAGCAGCCGCTAAACCACTTGTCCACCTTACGGTGGGTTGTAGTACTCAGACTTCCAGGATCAGTCAGGTATATCGTCAAATTCCCTTCATTTGGATAATGAGGGAATGCTACAGACGATGTAACTGACTTCTCAGATGGAAAGGTATAACGCCTTCTCACGTTTTTCCCGGAGTCTCGCTCGAGTTGAGCGAGAATGGAGTCTGCATTGGCAACAGCCGTTGCAAACTTCCGCACATCAGAGATGAGCGGCTTCCAGCCAAATTGGACGTTGAGGTACTCAGACCCGGTTTCCCGGAAATCTTTGAACTTCGTCTTCCAAAGGCTAGAACCAATCAAAGAGGGCAAGCCCTCCTTGAGTTCTCCAAGGAATTGCGCAAGAGATGCGTCAGAGGACGTCGGAATAGTTCGTGAAATCGCCGTGGTACCCCAAGCGTCTAACGCTGTGTTAGACGGGGTATCAATAACGGGGAACGAATTCTTCGACGTGGCGAGCAACGGACCATTGTAGGCCATGCCCCATTTATTTGGGACAGGGTTTCCTGCGATGAGATCGAACGACTTCCTTCCACCAATAACAGTGGAGTTAAGTCGAGCAATGTTGCTGCCGTTCTCGGAGTACATGTAATCTCGAGTTTCGAAATTACCTCCGATATCCCTATCAGACCGGCCTAACAGCTGGTACTGATTGCCTTGCGACACAGTAACCTGTGTCGCCCTCACACTACAGTCATCGCGCCGGTTTTGACCGGCCAATGGATAGCGGTAAACGCCATCAGTCCGCGTGTCGTAAAAGACACGCGTCCTACGCTTAGTAGTAGAGGCCATCTGGAGTTCCTAAAGGGGTGTGTAGTGGTTGGTGTTTGCACTGCGCGTGCCAGGGATTTCCATCCCTG